ACCTATATAAAAATATATTTTTATAAAATACAAAATATGAAAATATAAAATATAAAATAATATTTATATGAGAGTGTAATTAACCTGAAAAACTTGTAACCTTGTAACCTTTTCCCTTATTTCTCTTATAAATCAAAGGCTTACGAGGTTACAAGGCAAAAACAAGCCTGTAACCTTTTTAGGGGATAATCGCTAAAAACCAATTGGAATCAAGCGTTTAGAAGGTTACAAGTGCTTGTAACCTGGGTATTTCAATAATATCTTGCTATTGGTTTACTTGTATGGTAAGAAGTGGGGATACGATATTTAACAGCTATGTTGTATCAGATGGTCATTAGTGTTAAACTGTATATCCTTTAAAACGAAACTGAGGATTGAAGATGGTAGATGTTAGCGAAGTAACACACGCCGATGATGAACAAAGACACGTTGAGCGCAAAACATGGCGAGAGAAAACAGTCGGGCGTAAGCTACGCGGCTGGTATAACAAATATGATTTTAGTACCGAAGGGATTAACGACAATCATCTGGAAAGCACTGTTTATTGCTTAAACAGTGACGTAGATGCAGCCTGGGATATTTATAGCACCTTGCTGTCGTATGATTGCTTTTCTTGCGAATATATCGAAGGGGTTAATGCCGCTAGTAACGAGAAGTTGGCATTAAAATTGCGGGATTCAGCGTATTGGGTAGTTGAGTGCATCGGTGATATCGCAAACAGTAATGTGGATTGCACTGGATTTATAAAAGTCTCATACCAGCCAAAACGAGAGCTGATTGAACTGGCGTCAGGATTTAACGCCAAGCTTGCAGGCAATACCTTACAAGAGGCTGAGAGGTTCGAAAAAGAGCTAAAGGTCAACATTGTGAAACTTAACGACATCGCGACAAGATATGCTAAGATGCTAGCCGAAGTCTGTGCAACAACCGATTTGACGGATTTGGGACAGTAATAACGTGGCATATTTCAAGGGACATGACAAAGTGAAGATACCTGACGAGAAAATTTTAGATGCGATCGTAAACAACGGGTATAACTTGACGTACGCCGCAAAAGAGCTGAACAGATCACGAACATGGATTAGCAAGAAAGTCAACACGGAAGGACACTTATCCACAGCCTACCTTGAGGGCCGTGAGATGAGGGTTGACAACGCCGAGACTAAGCTCGATAAACTAATCGAAGATGGCGATGTTAATGCTATAAAATTTACCCTTGGTACGCTCGGTAGACGTCGCGGTTATGGTAAGTCTATCGAGATTACCGGTGATGCTAACAAGCCGGTAGCAGTCATTGCTAAGGAGATGTCAGCCGAGGAGGCTGCAAAGCTGTATCAAGAAACGTTAAAAAGTGAGTTGGAATCCTAACTACACAGAAGTTTTTGCGTTTCGGCAAAAACAGGTACTGCTGTTTAGAAAGCATCCCGAGTTTATAACGTACGCAAAGGCGTATTACAAAGACAACCCCATAGACTTTATTTGTCACTGGTGTGATACGTATGACCCTCGTAACGCAGCTGATGACAGCAAGTTAAGCCGTATGCCCCTTGTCCTTTTTGAAAGACAAAAGGACTTGGTGCGGTTTGTTGTTGACATGATAAATAACGGAGAAAACGGATTAGTCGAAAAGTCAAGGGATATGGGTGCATCCTGGGTTTGTTGCGCCCTATCTGTTTGGTTATGGCTGTTTAAAGACAGTGCGGCTATCGGTTGGGGTTCGCGTAAAGAGCAATACGTTGATGCGATCGGAGACCCTAAAAGCCTGTTGGAAAAAATCAGAATGATCCTCAACGGGCTACCCAAAGAATTGTTGCCAAAAAATTTTGATATGAAGCGCAATGCTTCATTTATGAAAATCATCAATCCTGAAAATCAGTCAAGTATTACCGGTGAAGCAGGCGATAACATCGGGCGAGGTGGTAGAACACTTGTCTATTTCAAAGATGAATCAGCTCATTACGAACACCCCGACCTGATTGAAGCTGCGCTAGGTGACAACACTAACGTGCAGATAGACATATCAAGTGTAAACGGTTTAGGTAATGTATTTCATAGGAAACGCGAATCAGGCATAGAGTGGAATAAGGGCAATGTTTCCAAAAATATCACTAACGTTTTTATCATGGATTGGTCAGACCATCCTAATAAAACACAAGAGTGGTACGACGGCCGCAGAGATTATGCCGAGCTTAATGGTGCGCTTAGAGAGTTTGCACAAGAAGTTGATAGGGATTACTCCGCAGCTGTGGAGGGGACAATTATCCCAGCTCAATGGGTAACATCCGCAATTGATGCCCATATCAAGCTTAAATTTCCTAAGTCGGAGACTTGGATAGGTGGGCTTGATGTCGCAGATGGTGGTGGTGATAGAAACGCGATAGCCATGCGGAAAGGCTCAGTATTGTTAGGGCTGAGGGAATGGGGAGCAAAGGATACAGGCGATACTGCTCGAATTGCAGCCAGTGCGTGTACAAATAAAGGTAAAGTAGAATTGCAGTATGATTGCATTGGGGTTGGTGCAGGGGTTAAAGCCGAGTCTAATCGCTTATACGATACGGGTGACATGCCTGACGGCGTTAGATTTGTCCCGTGGCATGCAGGGGCTACTCCACTTAACCCTGATCGCAGGGTAATTGACGGTGATGTTGACAGCCCGCTAAACCGTGATTTCTATACAAATCTAAAGGCGCAAGCCTGGTGGGATTTGCGCAGACGCTTCGAGAAAACACACAACGCAGTTACTAACAATGTAACTTACAATGACGACGAGCTTATTAGCTTGCACTCTAAGCTGCCAAATTTGAAGACCTTGCAGAAAGAATTATCACAGCCCACTGCTAGCAAGAATTCTCGTATGAAATTATTGGTTGATAAGACACCCGACGGTACTAAGTCGCCAAATTTAGCCGACGCTGTTGTTATGTGTTACTATCCTGTTACAATGCCTAAATCTAAAACAATTCGTAAGCCAAGATTGCTGAGATAATATGCCCTCAACCCCAGATAATACCTTATCCAAATTAAAGATCACCCACAAGAAGATCAAGGTGTGCCGTGATTTTTACGAAGGCGCAATTAGGGTAGTGACAAAAGATTATCTAAAGAAATGGGACAGGGAAAGCAACAAGGCTTGGGAGTTGCGCATTAATTCGACTCCGTTCCCAAATCTATACAGCCCGATAGTATCAACACTCACCGGGCTGATCACAAAAAAAGAACCTGATACCGACCAATTCGGTAATTTACCACTCGATAACATCGACGGTAAAGGCGACAGTTTCGCCAACTTCGTCAAGCAAGTTTGCGAGTCCTCAATAGTTGCGGGCGTTGAATTTGTGAGCGCTGAGTCAAACCCCGAGACAAACGAAGTATATCTGAAACGCTATCGCTATGAGCAGCTAGTTACTTATCAGCTCGATGGCAATAAGCTCATCAATATCGTATTCAAAGAAAAATTAGAAGTCCCCGACGGGGAATTTGGCGTTAAAGAAGTTGAACGCTACATTGTTTTCAAAATTGGTGGCGGTGAGGTTTGGTACGATGATGGCGGTGGAGTGAGTCTAAAAGAAGATTGGGTTAACACCTTACCTGATATTCCCGTTGTTGCTGTACGAACAGGTGAGGAGATAAGCCGATTTGAGTTCGTCCCTCGTTTTTACGATATCGTAGATCTTAACCGTGTCATATTGAATCAGAAAACCCAGTTAGCTAATATCTTGTTAGTGATGAGTAACCCTATCGCTGTCTTTTATGGCAATATCGATGACGACGAGCAAATGAACATCGGCGTACAAGATGCGCTAGTATTTCAAGATAAAAGTAAAGAGGGCTTAGAATTCGTTGAGATAACCGGCGCAGGTGTCACCAAGTTACAAGATGAGATTGATAAATCAGTAGAAGCAATTGACAAGTTGTCATTTGGAATGTTGCAGAAAGATAGCGCTAATACGGTCATCGATGCACAAGAGAATCAGGTTAAATCAAGTTCGTTTCTGAGTGACGTTGCTGAGGAGTTGGAGGTTAAGTTTAATAAGCTGTTTGAGTTCATGACTTTGCTTGACAATAAAGCACTAAACACAAGTAAACCTTTGCAATTTAAAAAGGATTTTGATGACGTTCTGTTCTCTGATCAACAGCTTAAGATGCTGTACGAGATGCTAAGCTCTGGGCATCTAAGTCGTGAAACATTTTGGCAAAAACTAAAGACAGCTAACTTGCTACCCAAAGATTTTGATGCTGAGAAAGAAAAAGAGCTAATTGGTACGAATGTTGTTTAAATGAAAATATTTGATAGCGTTGTTGAGAAAGAGCTGTATTTTTTGAATCAGCGTCACGAGAATAGTAGCGACAAGTACAAAGA